GCTAAGTTCAACATGCTTTACAATATGGCAGAAGATGGTAAAATTACAGCTACCAAGTGGGCTACACAGACTAAGAACAGAGCCATGAAAGTAGCTAATGAACTTGCTAGTAGTGCAGGTGATACTGCTACAGCCGTATCTGAAGCTGGGGCTGGGATAGTAAAAACTGTAACAGAGTCTATTATTCCTAGCGCAGAAGCGTCTGAAATAACACCTGCTAAAGTAGGGGAACAGCCTAAGGGTGAAGATGTAGTAGCTATGGCTACAGCACCTGACCTCGTTACTGCCGCCTTAAAATACCACGGTATTGACGAAGATACTAAGGCTGGTGCCGAAGCTATTGAGAAGTTCTTTAATGATGTTGTAGGTGGTAAAGCTTTTAAGGGTACTCCTGAAGAAGTTGCTAAAGGTAACGCTTGGTGTGCTGTCTTCTTAGCACAGATACTTGCTGACGCAGGTGTGGACGCTAATAAACTTATGGGAGCAACCGATAAGTACGCAGCTACTCGTTCTAAGAACTACTTAAAGATAGGTAAACCTGTCGAACTAGCTGATGTAAAAGCTGGTGACATCATGGTTAAAGTTCATACTAAGGCTGAGAAGGATGCTTACTTTAAAGGAAAAGGTGAGAAGCTAACTGCCTTTGGACACGTGGGCATCGTTGTGAAATCTGAGAATGGTGAACTACATTTCATTGGTGGAAACACTGGTGATAAGGTAGCCATTAAATCTTACGGACACGATAAGGATTTACGTATTCGTAGGTTAGATGGTGTAACACCAGCAGATGTAGACAACCTACCATCCATACGAGAAATGAAGTGGGGTGTTGCTGGCACTGCTGTAGATAAACTAGAAACCGCATGGACTAGTATGCTTGACATATTTGGATAAAAGGAAACTCACATGGCTGAGAAATCTAATACTATCCTCACTGGCCTAGGATTTGAGTCAGGGATTACAGCCCCTGACGTAACTCCTATGGTTAGCGAAGGTACAATATTTAAGGCACAAGAGGAAGTAACAACAAAGGGTGGCTTCTTTTCTTCCTTGCCTACAGCAGTCGTGGAAGAACAAATAGCACCTATTCTCTTTAAAAGTGCCGACAGATTAAGAACACCAGAGGGTGAAGCTGTCGGTACTTTAACTGATGAGATGACTTTTGAACTGACTAACGGTCTAACTGATGAACGTGCTATTAGTGAAGTGTTAGATGAAGCCACCAACGTCAACCTTAATAGTGCAATGAGGCTCAGGGAAGATTACTTAGAGACACAAACTAACCGCCAGAAACTAGCTGAGGCTGGTTGGGGTGGAACAGCCGCTACTTTCTTTGCTGCAATGTTTGATCCAGTAGAATGGGCTACCATTGGAGCTTCTACGGCTGCTATAGCCTCTCTAAGTGGCCCTGCTGCCCCTCTAACCGCTACTACTGCACTAACCGCTGGTGCGGCTATGAGGGCTAAGAAAGCCTATAGTGCAGCTAAAGCTTTTAGTGCGGGTGCAGCAGTTACAGGTATTGAGTTAGCTGCTTTTGAAAGCATCCGTGCTGGTCTTAAGTATGATGTTGATGCTAATGATGTACTTATAGCTATGGGTGCTGGTTCAGTACTAGGCGGCACTTTAAACGCAGGTATATCTACGTTCATTAAACGTGGTAATGTAGCACGATTAGCTAAGAAGGTAGCAGAGGGTGGACAACTCACTCCTGCTGAACGAGCCTTCTATAACGCTAACAATGCAGAGGCTACTGCACAGCGTTTAATTAACGAAACAATGGCTAACGATACCATGTTTAACGTAGCTGACGCTACTACTGCTGCTACTAGGGTTAGTGATACAGGAGTATCTGAGCGTGTGGCTCTTGCTGCAACGCCTGAAGCGACTGCCGAAGCTATCCCTGAGATTGCTGGTTTTGGTCTACTAGGTGTACGTAAGCTAGTATCCTCTGGGTACAAGGCTGGTATGTCTAAGCTCTCACGGATGCGTCAGGGTGCTAGAGCCTTAGGTGCTAATACTGTAGGCTATAAAGGTGGCAACTTACATGCCAACGACTCAGCTTCAGAAATTGCAGAGCGTATCCAAGGTCAGTATAGGCAGAGTTTTGGTTCAGTGTTCTATCCTGCTCAGGAAGCTTTTATTAAAAGAACAGGGCTATCTATCCCTGACTTTAATGATTTAGTTAGTAAGTACGCACGTGGTATTATTACAGAGGCAGACCCTGAAGTTAAGGCTGTAGCTGAACTGGTACAGAAACAAGAACGTGAACTTGCTGAGATGGGTATTAAGTATGATGTTGCTGGTTTCACACCATCAATACTAGATAAGCATAAGAATTACCTAGCTCGTATCTTTAATGATGAAAACATTGTTAATCTAAGAAAACGTCTTGGTGCTGATGCTGACGAGAAGATTGCTCAATTAGTAGAAGAGGCTCTACGTAAGGGTCAGCCTGACATACTTGATAATGTTATTAAGAGTATTATGAAAAAGGCTGAGAAGGCTGCTAAGAAGAAACCTAGCCGAAAGTCCACTAAGGATATAGAAGCAGAAGCTAACGAAATGATTAGACGTATAGCTGCTGGTTATACTAAAGGTATCGTTGATCGCACATTTGGAAAATCAGGCGGCGCACAAGGTCTAAATGAGATGACCCTAGAAGATTTGGGTGATCTTATGAAGCGAGAGTTTAAGGATGAATTATCAGACGATCAGATAGATGATGTTGTAGAACTCTTTGCAAACGGTAGACCTACAAAGGCTGAACACAAGCGTAGCCGCCCTCGTTTACTACTTGACGAAAGTGCCTCTATTAGCGTAACACGTGCTGATGGGGAAATAGAAGAGATACGGTTTGAAGAGTTGTTAGAGACTGATATCGAACAGCTACATAACTCTTATATCTTCCAACTTTCAGGAGCTATTGGACTAGCTAGAAATGGTATCAATACCAACCAAGCAGGTTCTAGCTGGGACGCTTTTAGAGAGACTATTAAAAGTCAAGCTAAAATGCAGAACATTTCTGAGGGAGAATATAGGTCTGAGTTAGATGCTTTGGATTTTATGTATGATGGGATAACTGGTAGACTAGCTCACAAAGAACCATTCAGCAAGGGTGTTAAAGAATTTAACGTAGGTATGAGAGCCTTTAGCTTTGCTGTTAATATGGGAATGTCAGGTATGTCTTCTATGATGGAGATATCCAACGCTGTCTTTGAGTATAGTGTAAGCACTATTCTTAGGACTAACCCAGCTATGAACAGCTTCTATACTAAAGCTTCTCAAGGGCGTATGGAAGACAGTCTACTAAAGGAATTAATTGATGACCTTGGTATGGGTGAGGAAGTACTACTAGGTAAGTATTCTACTATTAATCGTTTTGATGGTGGTAACTTAGAGGGTACTCTAGTTCCTAGGGCTGGTTGGAAAGCCTCTAAAGCTCAATGGTTGCAGCAGAAAGTAGCTTATGGTTCTGGACTGCTGGGTGTAACTCAAGTCTTAAGACGTAGAGCTATGCGTGGTTTTGCTCAGGAATGGGCAACAGCAGCTACAAAAGATAAGATGCCCTTTGCTACAGTTAAACTAAGACAACTAGGCTTAACTGACGATATGACTACTAAGATTAGTAACACAATTAAGGATAAGGCTGACATTGAGAATGGTACTCTGGTTAGAATGAACCTTAAGGAGTGGGACGATGATGTACGAGATGCTTTTCAGGCTGCTGGTTTTAAAGAAGTAAGAAACAGTGTACAAGAAATGAACATTGCTTCTACTAATAAATGGTTAAGAAGTGAAATAGGTAAGACTTACTTTCAGTTCTTAAGCTTTACTATGGCTTCTATTGAACAGCAGACTATGCGTTTAGGTATGCGAATGGTGGGTGGTGATCTTAGAACTGTTTCTAAAGTATTTGCAAGCTCTGCTATGTTAGGTATGATGATGTATACGGCACGTGTTCAGATGAACGCTATTGGGCGAGGTGATGCAGATGAGTACATTAAAGAACGTATGACTCCTAAAAACTTTGCAGTAGGTGCATTAAGTCAAATCGGAGCAGCTTCTATCTTTGGTTATATCTATCAAATAACCACAGGTGCAATGGGTGGTAACACTCATGCTATAACACCCCCCGCTTTATCATATGCGTCAGCAGTACTACAAGCTACTCAAGCTTATAATGATGGTAAGATGTCAGAAGCAGAGTACAGGAGAATATTACGTCTAGCACCTGCTCAATCTCTTTATGGTGTAAGACAAATTCTTAACGCTACTGCTAATCAATTATATAAATCTACATCAGGAAGTTTTTAAGGAAAACACATGGCTTTTTCATATCATAATTACCAACCAACAAACAATACTACGGATACCTTTGGTATCCCTTTTACATTTACTGCTCAGTCTGAGATCAGTGTAACAGTAGATGGTGTGGCTCAGACAGGTCTAACTTTTCCTTCTAGCTCCACAGTACAACTAACATCCCCTGTTGCATCTGGCTCACTGGTACAAGTCAGACGTACTACAAGCTTGGCAGCACGTGCTATTGATTTTGCCTCAGGCTCTGTGTTGACTGAGGAAGACTTGGATAACTCTAACATTCAGGTCTTTCACGCAGCACAGGAAGCTATTGATACTGCTGGTGATTCAATTACACTAACCCCTGCCAATCGGTGGGATGCTGGTGGCAGTATAATCAATAACGTAGGTACACCTACATCCAATACGGATGCAGCTACTAAGTCTTACGCTGACGGTATTTCAACCGCAGCGGCAGCAGCAGCGGTTGTAGCGGCTAATGCAGCCGTGGCAACAGCAACAGGTAACATCATCCCTGATGCTACTAAACTAGCTATCCATCCTGTTGGATCGCAGTACACACTATCAGATGGTACAACTACTGACTATTCAGCTAAACACTATCAGGACGCAGCAGCTACTTCAGCTACTAATGCTGGGACAAGCGAAACTAATGCAGGAACATCCGAAACTAACTCTCAGAATTGGGCAGTTAAGACAGACGGTGAGGCAGTAACAGGTCAAGGCTACTCAGCCAAGGCTTGGGCTAGTGGTGGCACAGGTATCACTGATACTGCTGGTGCTGGTTCTGCTAAAGATTGGGCATCAGATACAACCAACCAAGTAGACGGTACTGAGTTCTCAGCCAAAGAATATGCAATTGGCTCACAGGCCGCAAACCCTAACGGTTCTGCTAAACAGTGGGCATTAGGTGGTGGTGCTAGTTACGCAACCAATACCACTATAGACGGTGCAAACTACTCAGCTAAGTACTACGCCGAACTCGCTGCCTCTAACTTTGACTCATTTGATGATAAATTCCTTGGAGCAAAGAGCAGCCCACCAGCCCTAGACAATGACAATAATGCGTTAATTGACGGTGCTTTGTATTACGACAACGTGGGTAAATACCTGTCTGTCTATGACTTAGGCACAACATCGTGGAACCCGATACAAGCTGGCGCATCTGCTGGTTTCGCCATTGCAATGGCAATAGCCCTTTAGGAGTAATAAATGGCACAGAATTTTATAAGATACAAATTAACAGGTGTAGGTACAACCGCAGCCGATATTCCGAATGGCTCAGATTTTAATTCCGTAGATGCACTGGTAGGTATTCATATGACGAATACATCAGCAAACGGAATTACGGTTGATGCTTTTCTAACCAGCGCAGCCCTAGATAGAGGCGCTGGCGATTATTTTAATTATGCAGTTACAGTAGCTGGTGGTGTGTTTGTACTAGGTGGTGTAACCAAACCAGCTATTACATTATACAAAGGCTTTACTTATGTGTTTGACCAATCAGACGCTACAAACGCTGGTCATACCATTGCCTTCAAGACAGCGGCTGGTGGTTCATCGTATACAACTGATGTAACAACTACAGGTACAGCAGGACAAGCTGGTGCTAAGACCACCATTGTCATATCCGACACTACACCAGCATCGTTGTACTATTATTGCACAGCGCATGGTGATGGCATGGGTAACACAGTTGCTATTGATAACGCACATTACCTTATCAAAGGCGCACCTATTGCAGCAGGTGGTGCTTTGCAGTTGCTTGATGGTGGCGCAAAGATTGTTGTTGAGTCTGGCGACAGGTTGTTTGTGAAAAGTTCAAACGTAAGCTCTCTTGATTGTTGGGTAAGTGCGGTTGATGCAATTAGCACGGCAGTAACATAAGGGAGAAAACTATGGGTTACATTGGTAATCAACAAACCGAAGGCTTTAGCAGCATCCCTTCCAAGCAAGATTTGACTGGTGCAACAGGTGGGACACTAACACTGACCCACGCTGTTTCTAGTCCAGAGGCTATTGACCTCTACATCAACCATGTCCGTCAGGAACCTACTTCCTCGTATTCGATTGTAGGAACTACAGTCACACTCAATGGATACACTGTAGCAGCGACAGACGATATCTATGTAGTCTACAACTCACTGGCTCTTCAGACATCTACACATCCATCTAACCAAGCCTTGGAAGCAACTAGCGGTTTATTTTCTGGAACTGTATCTGCTGCATCTGCGACTGTTACTGGTGACTTAACCGTTGACACTAGCACACTCAAAGTTGACAGCACGAACAATCGTGTTGGTATTGGTAGTGCAAGCCCTCTGTCAGATTTATCAGTAGAATCTTCAATCGGCGGCGTATTAACGCTGTCAACTTCAGATACAACTGGTACGTCAGGAGACAGTCTAGGTAAAATTGATTTCTATTCTGGCGATACAAGCACTGGTTCCACAGGTGT